TTTACAGTACCATACATTTGTAGTATCATTTTCTAACTCTTGTAGAGGTAGTAGAGAAAGTTCTTCTATTAAATCCTCCTTTGGAAGACCTTTTTTTATAATTTTTTGTATATTGGTTAATGATATATAATGTTCTTCTAATGTCGGTAAAGTTGAAACATACTTTGTTTCAGATTTAAACATAGATGTTTCAGATTTTAACGTAGTAGTCTTTTCAGTGTTTAAAAACAAGGCGTTTATGTGATAGCTTTTTCCCGACCTTCCCTTAATCATTTTAACAATATTAAGATCAGCAAGAGTAAGCAAAGTTCTATAAATAGTGGTCCTTGAAAGTTTTGTATCATCAGCAATGGTACTGTGCCTTAGACCACACTGATAATTGTTTTTCTTCCAAGCGTATTTTAATAGTGAGAGTATCACATTCAAACAGTTACCTTTATCTACACCACCAATAGTGTCTAAATGATGATACAACTTATAAGTCATAAGCAAAAAAGATCTGCCACTGCCTTTATTCTGCCATTTATCTGCCATGTTTACAAACTTTTTTATGTTGTTCTTGAAAGTCATATAAAACATTAAACCAATCATCTTCATTCATAAGTATAAAGTCTGTATCATGGGTCGTTATATGCTTAATTCTAAAAGTTAGGGTTGAACTGTCCAAAGGTTTATAGAAAACTAAAAAACAGGGTATATTTAAGCGACTAGCGACTATTTTAACAAGGGTTGTAGCTTTAAATTTCTGTCCTTTATCATAACAAGTCTCAAGGATAACCAAAGGCTCATAACATTTAGGACAAACCTCAACACTATCTATATCAATCATAGCAATGCCGTCATATTTTCTATGAGTGTCGTTATACATACCTGTTGATTTGCTATAAAATAAATTCCTAGCCATTACTTATAAAAAGCCTTATCGTTTTTCATTTTATTAATAATGGTAAGTAGATTTTCGTTTTCCTCTAGTAGCCTACCATATTCTTTATTTAATATTTCTATTTCTTCTTTTAACTTTTTAATTTGTACTTCCAAATCTAGATCTCCCCACAATTTTATTCCCATTATTTTATTATCTCTATTTTCTGAATAGTTTTTGTAGGAAAAACAGTTAAACCCCCCACTGTTAAATTCTTTTCCTTATCATAAGAATAAGATGTAAAAAGATACAGCTTGTCTTTTGTTTTTTTAAAAATGTAACCAACGTCTTTACAAACAGCGATATCATTTTTAACAACATCATTAGCTTCTATCCATGCTTCATTAGATTGCTGAATGTCCCACCATGTTAATTTAACGTGTGGATAAGGAAACTTAATTATTTTTTTTAATGTACTCATCCAAAATATCCCTCATAGTAACTTGGTTGTTTGTTAGCTTTTCTATTTTTAAGATCATCTTAGGTCTGGGAAATCTTTTTCCTTGACAATATCTCTGTGCCATAACAGCAGGATTTATTGAGAGACAGCCTAATTTTTCTCCAAGTGCGTAATAGCTCAAATTGTTCTTAATCTTGTATTCTTCTAATGTCATTTCTTCCTTTGTTTGTTAATTAAAATGGTTATAACATTTAATGTATTGACAAAGCAATAGATAAAACTACTATCCACAAGAAACAAATTAGTGAAGGGAAAAAAATGAAAGAACAATTAGCAAAAGAAATAAGATCTAAACTTAGTGGTGGTCAAGGGTACGAACATTTTAGTCCATCAAGTTTAAACATACCTATTCAAAAATATATTATTTCGTATGTAGCTTCCACTCAAGAAATGCGAAGAGCAAACAAGGTGGGATATAAAGCTCACTACGGATCGTTATGTGGTAATGTCGCTGCAAGAATAGTATCAAAATATATTTATGACAAAGCAGATAAGAAAGAAATCAAGCCAGAAGCGTTTGAAAAAATCTTTGAAGAAGAAAAAGAAAAAATAAATAAATATAATGAACCTAAAGATGCAAGAGATGAGTATTGCAGAATAGAAATGATACCTTCGTGCAAAGCCTCTATTCAACAAACTTTAAAGTTAGTCAAAGCGGTGTTTGGAGAACGAGAATTATCTAGTGAACGATATGTACATCACAAACCAGAAGGTTTGGTCTTAGATATATTAGGTAGAATAGATTTTGAGAGTAACGACTCATTTCTGGAACTGAAGTCAAAACCAGTTAATTTTAGAAAAAATAAAAATGGTTTTGCATCAGTCATTCAGAAACTACCTGATGATATAGATAAGTGTGAACCAACCTACATGAAACAAGTTGCCTTCTACTGGGTAGCCAATGACAGAAAAAAGAAACCTTACTTAGGCTATGTCAATCAGGAAACATATAAAATATTTGAACCAGAAAATGACAGGTTAGAATATCATTACCAACAATTATGTAACAAGGCATTTACTATTCAAAATTTATTTGAAATTTCTAAAGGTGATCCCATGAAAATGGCACAGTATGTGGAAGCTCCTGATCTTAGTAATTTTTATTATTCTGATCTTACAAAAGAACAGCATGAAATAACAGAAAAACTATGGAGTTTGTAATGATAGACCAACAGACTATTAACAGAGTTATCCACCAAAAGAATAAAGATTTATATAAGAAGGTGGATGTATTTCAGTTGCAACATGAGATAAAAGAAAAACAAAACAAAAATAAAAAATTGAAACAAACAATAAAAATTATGATTATCAGCTTTGTATTGCTGGGAACTATAATGATTTCTAATTTGGATAGATTGTCTGAGATAGAAAACAAAATGTTTAAATTTTGGATTAAACTTCCAGAAATTATTGAACATCCATTTAACAAAAACCTAAAATAAGAAAGGAACTAATGAAAACAAATATATACCAAAAACTACATAAGGCTTGTTGTGAAGCAGGTGGAGTGAAAAAAGCAGATAAGGTTCAGGGTATGAAGTTTAACCCTTTATTACATGACAGCGTTCAAGCGGTTGCTATGGAAGCTCTGTTGTCTAATGGTCTGTACCCAATATGCACTTACGAGAACCAAGTAACAGATAGTTTTATAATGATAGTATGTAACATGAAAATCCATGACATAGAAAATCCAGATGACTTTGTATGTATCAATGGAACTTCTGCACTAGGAAATTTAGATAAGTTTGGTTCAGGAAACGGAATGTCTTATGCAAAAAAGTATGCGTTTCTTAATGCACTGAATTTACGAACAGGCTTAGACAGTGAGGATGGTTACGAAGCCAAACCATTTAAGTCTACCAAAGAATCACAAGCAAAAGCGAGTGGTAGCATCAATCAAACTCAGCCAAGAGCAGGAGAGGTTGATGTTGAGGATATTAAAAATGAATTTGCAAATGCTATTCATCTTCCAAGATTAAAATACTTGAAAGATACAGTTTATGCAGATCAGATTAAATATCTTAAAACTAAAAATCCAAATGGTTTTTCTGTACTCAAACAAGAGTATGAAAGCAGAATGGATTTTCTTAACAGCCAAAACTAATTGGCAACAAAAGGAGTAAACAATGGCAGAAACAAATAAAGTATATGTTAATTTAGTACCTAATCCACAATGGACAGAAGGTTGCAACCTTCCTGTAATGGTAGGACCTAAAAATCCTAACGCACCAGAGGGTAAAAATTGGACTATTGGATGCAAATTTCCTGATGGACAATGGTATAACCAAGCTGCGTTCGCATCCAAAGATGAGATCGGTGGATTAACTATAATCCTTACACCATCTGGAGGAGGAGCTAAACCTGCAGGAAATACCTTTGCAAGTAAACCAGCTTATGCTAAACCAGATACAGGGTTTAAAAATCAATTTTAATAATTGAATTAAATCTCATTCTTCTGGTGGGTTTTTGCGATAGCCACTTTCCCTTTCACTTAGGCTATTAGCTTTTTGTTTCCCACCAGAAGAGTAAAAAACAAAGGAGTATTATGTTGAGTAGAGAACAAATTTCAGTATTAAAATACTTAGTAAGTTTAGCAATGGAAACTAGAACGGATGTACCTAGTGATGATACATCTTTTATAACTTTAAGCACCTTAGAGGCAAAATTAACCCAGATGGAGGTATCAGATGACCAAGCCAATAAATTTAGAAGATCAAATCAAAAGTAAGTTACGAAACCAAAAACAAAACGAATATGGTAACTACGAAATTAATTTTAATCTATTGGCTATGCTATGGTCTGTTGTTCTAAAAGATAATCTTCATGCAGATATTAAATCACATCAAGTGGCTCAATGTATGGTCATGTTAAAGATGTTACGCACCACAGAAAAATATAAATCAGACAGCTATTTAGATGCTAGTATCTATTTAGATATGGCAAAAGAATTGCATAAAAAGTTATAGACAAAAAGGTAAAAATATGATTAAAAAAAGGAATATCGGTAGTTGTTTGTTTGAATACATAGAAGAATACGACACCGAAGAGAAGGCTGCAAAAGGAGAACAAGGTACTTTTGTAGAAGTAAAGATTGGCAAACTCAAACTTGAGAGAGCCTTAATTACGAAGGAGAAATCAGATGGAACTGAAAATCCGTTTGCAAAAGCTGAAGGACCTACAGCAAAAGAAACATGATAAGTTTCTGGAACTAAAGTCTAAAGCGAACAAGTATCATCAGCAATCAATGCAGTTGATGAACCAAGTTATGCAAACAGAAGATCAATTATTGTCAAACAGATAGTAATTGGTACATAAAAAAAAGAACAACGATAAGTTGTAAAACAACTGAAGGGAAACTATGCTCAATACAAAACAAAACACAGAACTAAATCAAGTATTAAACTTTACTCCATACGGACAATTAACAGAACGAGAAAAAATTATTTATTCTGTAGCTGCAAGGAATGGATATAACCTTGGCTTAAAACATAAGAAACAATTAGATAGAGTAGAAGCTCTTTCCTTTAATAAGGAAGTAGTAAAAGTTAAATATATAAACAAAAACTTTTCTAGTAAAATCTCAGAGTCTAGCAAAATTATTGCAGATGATATTGTAAGCAAATCTATTGCTATGTATGATGTTTCTTTAGAAGATTTTATATCTATTAAAAGATTACACCCTATTGTTCAAGCAAGATCAGTTGCTATTAATTTAATTAAAGAAGTGCTGAACCTATCTTTGAATAATGTATCTATGTTTATTGGTAAACGAGATCATACAACTATGATCCATCACATAAGAATGAAACATAACAAAGAACATCTTTGGCAAGAAGGCAAAAGAATCTGGGAAGATTACGATAAAATTAAATACTCTTTGTAATTATTTTGATTTTTTACTTTTAGACTTCATTATTTTTTTCTTCAAAGCTGAAGGCAAAGTTTTTTGTTTAGATGTTAATTTACTTTTTCCTTTTGATTTACCATACATAATGTGTTCTCCTTTTTTCTAATTGATTGTTGTTAAGGTATATATCAAAACAGGTTTTATGGCAAAACAATTTATGCTCTGCATTAATAATCCAACCACCATTGGTAGTTCTATGTTCTTGATTGCAAATAAGACAATGACCTACAATAAATTCCCTTACTTTTTTTACCACGCTTTACAAGACCAATATCTAGCACTAAGTTTATTAGTAGCGGTAGTACAACGATGTCTGGCTCTAAAACTTTTTCTTCTTGCAGGAATGTTTTTTTTAATACTCATCTTAGGATCTCCAAAGCGAACTAACTTAACTTTGCTGCCTGACTTTGCTAGGACTGCAGACTTTTTAGATTTGCCTGGGGTTTTCTTTGGCTTATTGTAACCAGAAAATTTTTCACCTCTGTAAGTAATCATAAACCTATTTGTCTAAATGGATTTTCAATTTGCTTTACTTTAACATAAAATATTTTAGCAAACAATTTATAAATTATTATTTTCATTTAACGACTTCCTTTTAAAAGGATTTGTTTAATGTCAAACTCTATTCCTTTTATTTTTTCAAAGATAGTAGTAAATTTATTTGTTAATAACTCTTTACTTCCCTTTTCTCTTTCTATTTCTAATTTAATTGCATTTTGATTCATAGTAAGTTGGCTAATGTATTTAATTTGATTTTTTAAATTAGTATTTTGTATTATTCCAATTTGTCTTTTATTTTCGTCAATAGTTTCTGTTAAACTTACAATATATTTAACTCCACTAAATGTACCAACTACAACAGAGGCAATGACTGGTACTAATATAAAATTCTTTTTAAATAGTTCTGCTATATTCATTTACAAATAAATCCTAAAATATGTTTATCTTTATAAAAAACAAATGTCTTAGGTTGCATAGACGAAGGATTTATATTTTTTACAAATCTTATATTTTTTTCAAATGTTTCTTCACAACTATTATTTATCATTGGAAGTTCTACTTGTTGTAAAGTTATTAAAATAATAATAAATTTCATCTGTCTGCTAACCTATCCATATGTGAATAGATTCTCCCTATAACCTTGTCCAAAGACATCATCTCACTTTTAAGCATAGCTACAATTGTTGAAAGTTCTATCAGTGTAACTAATGTCCATGTAGCCAATCCCATTAAAATAGTACCTAGTAAAGCTATTAGTAGTGTATTAGTTTTTCTACTCATTATTTTTTTCTTAACAACCATATTACAATTACAGTCATCATTAACCAATACCAAAAACAGTAAGGCATAATTTTAGCAAAATTTGCTGGTAGTAATAAAAATGCTATCTTGTCTATTAGTTGATCCATTATATGTTCTTACTCTTAATTTGAATATGCTTTAAGACTCTACCCTTTTGAGATCCTTCTTTGATTACATAGCCTGAAGTACCATTACCATTAATCTCAACTTCTTTTCTAGCTTTGTTTAAAAGTTTATTGCTATATTCTTTTTTACCTTGTTCACGATTTTTAGTAATTAAATCTTTTAGTCGTTCTCTCATTTAAACATATCTGCATTAGGAGATTGGGATGATACTCTTCTTTTAAATTCTTCCATACTTTTACAAGTGCATCGCTTAGTAGATTTAAGCACAAACAGCTCACGCCATAGTTTGTTTTCCATTCTACCGAAGAAGGTAAGTAATTTTCTTAAAACAAAGTTGCGTATTATACTATACCAAGACTTCTTTTTGCAACCACAAAATCTTCTCATAAGGGTTTCCCCTGACCACGAGCAAATTTCTTTTTCTTATGAGCTTTGGAGTGTCTACCTTTTCTTACTACCTTTGACTTTTCTAGCTTTGCTACTCCGTGAATATTTTTTCTTGCCATTAGTTAATCCTTGTTGTGATAATAAACTTGCTTTCTTTGAATACTGTGAACTGAAGGATTTGTAAATATCTTTTGACATTATTTTTTTTTTCTATTCATTAGTTTATCAGAAACTTTAGAGCCAAAACTTGCTGTAAACACAATAATTACAAGATACCATACACTATCAGGTAGGTCATTTATGATGGAAACCCACTCCCTAAAGTTATCTCTTGTTTGTGGAAACCAACCAGTCGTAAGCATACCAATCAACCAGAACATTAATACCTCATCTTTGATCGTATTGTTTTGACTTTTAATTCTAGTTATATCTACATCTTTTGCAGCTTCTATTTCAGCAGCTCTGATAACTTTTACTTTTTCTGCTTTGTGTTTAAAATGAGATGATACTTTATCTACTCCCATCTTGACTAGAGGATTGTTAAATAATTTTAATAAATGTATCATTTTATTACCAAGGTTTGTACATGGTTTTACCATCTTCATTTCTGGAAGCAATAAGATATTGGTTTCTATTGTTCTCTTCATTATAAGACACATGAATCCAACCAGAGTTAGGCTCTCCCTCTTTATAAAATTCTAAGATAAGCTGATCTACTTCTAAATTATTTCTGATCCACCAAGCTAATTCTTTATTGTCAATAGAAGGTATCTCTAGGTCTGTAGCTTTTCCTTCAGCATGTTGGCTAGTAATTTTTGATCCTATAGCAACACACAATTCTTGAGACCGATAGCCTGATGAAACAATAACAGGTTTGTCAAATTCAGAACGAATAGGTTGCAATACATTCATACAAAGTTTTTTTAAATTATCAATATGACCTGGGGAAGGGTTGTTAGGTATTCCCTTGCGTTCCGCAGTTTGCGACTTAGTAAGTTCCGATAGGTTAAAGTTAGCTGATAATTTCATTGTACTCTTCCATCCTCGTAGACATATAATATTTTTACCTTTAAGTCTTTCTGTTTCTTGCTAGGAGATCTATTAATTCTATCTCCTGATTTATTGTGATAACACTTGCTTTTTCTATAAGAAGCAGTCTTTACATCATAGTTAATATACTCTTTTGTTTTAACATTATAAGTAACTATGTCTATAGGACCAACACCACCCATAACATGAAACACTAATGTATCAGGAAGTTTGGCAAGGTAAGTAAGAGCAACTAGCTCTGATATAACACCCTTATTTTGTTTTTTATTAATACCCATAACACTATAAGTTGTATAACTATATATGGTGTATGTGTAAAGATTATGTACTAGATGTGGATAATACTAAATTTACAATTTTATTCTTTGTTTTAATTCTTCGCATTTAAAATGTATTCTAATTTTAGCACGATCTACATCTTTGCCTAACTCTTCTAAAATTCCAATAGAAAGTCTATTGCCATATATTTGACAATCTGAATAATTAACAAATTTTATTTGATCTTGTTCTTCCCATGAAGGTGTACATTCATTATATGCTAAACTACACATAGTAAAAATAAGAATAAAATTCATTATTTTTATTTAAAGTATTGATAAATAGATGTAACAAGGCTACCAAGAAAAAGAAGAGCTATTAAACCGCCTTTGCCTTTATTAAGATCTGCTCTTAGTGATTTAGTTTCGTCTTTTAATTCTTTTATCTCTCTACAAATAAACTCTAATTTTACTTCCGTTGAAGATTGTTTAGGCATTTATTAATACTTTAACTTCTTCTTCAGTTAAACCTAAATCTAAAAGTTTCTGTTTGCCTATATATGCCATTATAAATTATCCATTTCTTGTTTTACTGCTATCCAATTTAATTCTTCATGTGGACAGGTAGTTGATTGAATTGCATTTTTATTATCATCAACACCAGTATTCCATAAAACTAAATTGTAACCAGTTTCATTTTCTACTGGACTTCTTAAAGAAAACTCTGTGCCTGGTCGTAAATTTTTAACTGCTTGAATAAATTTATTTGTATTTGTCATGCAAGTATCTCCATTAGAGTAATTGAACATTCATTAACAAAATGCGGACAAGAAAAATGAACATCAGCACTGCCAGAAGCAAGTTGAATTTTGTATGTAATTTCGCTTACAGTGCTTGGAGAATCTATTATGCTCATACTCCACATATCATGGTTAAGTTTCATATATCCTGCTGCTCTTGTGCTTTCGCTTACAGTAGTAGAACCTCTTAACATTCTTATTTGCGACCAAGAAACATCAGTACCAGCATCCGTATTTGAATGTTGAGCATGATACATAGCTAAAATTGTTGATGATGTAGCACTAGGAGTAATTGCTAAAGTCAAACCCCCAACATCAACATAACTTGTTGAGTTAGTTTTAACTCCCTGTGAGCCACTTCCTGATTCAGTTGCGTTACTATTTATTTTAACAGTTTTAACTTGTCCAATTGTACCTACATCTGCGTTTACTAAAGACCTATTATTTAATGTTACTAATGCCATATGTTAAGCTCCTATGTTATTAATTTGTATCCACCAAAAAAAACTTTACGGTCGCCATCTATAGTTACAGCTGAACCACTATCTTGATATATTTGCATTGTAACTGTATGACCTACCGACAAATCTGCCATACCAGAACACTGAAGTTTAGCATAAGGTGGTCTTAAAATTGTAACAGAACCTAATGAGGTAGATCCAGTTTTAATTTGAAGATTAAATTGGTTAGCAGTATTTGCTGATGATACACTAGTAGAAACTGAACCAACAAAAAAATATTTACCAGCACCCCCACTTGGAACAGTAAATGTACTACTTGCAAAAGCATTATGTGTATCAAATACTTCTGCACCATAATTTGTTATAATCACAGCTGTATTGTTAGCGATTGATTGAGTGCTATTTACATATGCCAAAAAAGCTGGAGTATTAGCACCAGCAGCTTCAAAAGCTGGTACTGCTCCTGCACCTGCAGAAGTTAATACTTGTCCATCTGTACCTGTTGCTACTGCTACTGGATTACCAGAAGTATCGTATGAAATTAAATTTCCGTCTGTACCTGCAGCCATTTTGGCTAAAGTAACTGTTCTATCGCTTGGTGTTCCCAAATCTAAAACTGAACCCAGTATCTGAATAAAATTTATAACATCGCCAGTAACCAAAGCAGATGCAAAAGTAATCGTAGAACCTGCTACAGTATAACTTGTTACAGGTTTTTGTATTACACCATTAAGTGAAACAATCATATTGTTAGCACTTTCTGGAGATACATTTACACTACTTACTTGCATCGTATAAGCTGCCTGATTATTGACAGTGCTGATTGCATCGCAGACTTGAAAGTTTCCTATAAGTGGTGTTTTTCCTATGTATGCCATTAATTATCCTTTTGGATTTGCATCCTTGATTGATTTAATTCTTGCTTTCCAAGTATCTATATTTTTATAGATCTCATCTAGCTGTTCGCCAATATCTCCGTAAGCATTTCTTCTAGTTGATTGCACAATACTATTTGCTTCTTCTGTATTACCAGCAGTTTCGTATGATGCTATTTGTTCAGCAGTAGGTTCTGCAATATCAAGATTCCATTCAGCAATAAATGCTCCATTGCCATCTGAATTATCTTGTAGTTTTACATTGTCTTGAAAATCTACGGAAGCAACACCATTTGCTGCTGTGTAGAGTTTTATTTTTGTACTTAGTTGTGCCATTAGTTTTTCAATGCCTCTATTTCCGCATCAGTTAAACCTAATGCTTTTAATTTAGTATTTGCAGAAGCCTTGTTGTCTATTTTGTTTGCTTCTGCTGAATCATAATCAGATTGTAAAGTTTCTAAACCACTTGTGCAATCGCTTTCACTTGGTTTATTTTTAGTATTATCTAATACAATTAAATTTGCATACACTTTATTTTTAGAATCACTCCAACCGAACCATTGTCCAGTATGTAGTTTTACTAGATAATCTTCTATGTGTTTTGCTCTACCATTAATATCCATTATGTTGAATCTCCTAATCTAATAAAAGTCATACTTGTGTAATTTAATCCTGCAGTTCCTAAAGTATAAGTGGCAGCATTACCATTAGATTTTGAAAATCTTACTTTGTGAGTTGTAGTGCTTGATACATTGAATGTAAAAAATGCTGATGCACCACTACGATATGTGGCAGCTCCAGAACCCCAACCAGAAGCAGCTTGACTATAAGTAGAGTTGTCAGTAGTCGTTTCTATATAATTTATATGATAACTATCTGCTTGACCACTTTCACTTTGAGAGGCACATTGAAATATAATTAGCCAAGTTCCAGTAGAAGGAAAAGTAAATATCCCACTAGATTGTGATAATCCAGTTCCTATTTTTCCACCACCATCTGTATTTACTCTTGCTAAATTTGATGCTATTGGAGTTGCATCTCCAGTAAAACTTGTTGTTAATCTCCATTGGTCAGCTTCTGTAATTCCATCAGCACCAATTAAACTTGCATCTAATCTTTTAAGAACACCTGCATCTGAAATTAAAAATTCATCTGTATCTGCAGGAGCAGTCGCTAAAGCAGTTTGACCAGTTATAATAGTTGGATCTAAATCACTTGCAACTACTGGTTTGTCAGCAGGTTTTGAACCAATATAAGCCATCTAATTCTCCTATGTGATTTCCATAATGGAAAGTGTGCCAGAAACTTTATCTGCTACAGAACAATCTACTTTTAATGCGTCTGTTGTTTCTAATACAACTTTACCGCCAGACAAAAGTTCTAAAGAACTCCCTGCTGGGATAGTTACATCTTTTACTAAGAATGAAGTTCCGTTTGCAACATTGTTTGCACCATTTCTATTTCCTGTATCTGAAACTAATTCCACCTCAACTGTTACTGCTGATGTGTGAAGATTGGTAAGTATTAATCCTAAGACTACTGTAGTGGTACTAGATGCTACTGTATAAGCAAGATAAGGCGTTCCTGCGGATGCTGGTTCTGCTGCGAATGTTACTGTTTTAAATGTGTTTGCCATATTTTTCCTTTATATATCATTACCCCAAAGCGATTGCAAGTGCGGTAGGATCTTCTCCTGTATTGGTTATAGTTATTGTCTCATTGCCGCCATTATTGGTTTCGGTTAAAGATATGTTTGTACCTGCAGTAAGTTTTGAAAGCAAGAAATTTGGTGTAGTGTCATTAGCAGATACAGCTACTTTAACATCGGTGTCTGCTGAAATAGCTACCCAAGCAGAACCATTGTAAAACTTCATTACATTGGTTGATGTATTGTAAAATAAATCTCCCTCATCTAAAGAGGATGTAGGATCAGATGATCCAATTCTATATCTAACAGCAAAAGTATTAACATCTGTAATATTACTAGCTGTTGTATTTACATTGGCTATAGATCCAGAAACATTAGACATGGCTGTAACATTAGCTGATGTACCAAGCAAACCCATTGCAGTAACATTTGCAG